CGCACGCGCACGCCCGCACGCGCACGCCCGCACGCGTACGCCCGCACGCGCAGGCGCGCAGGCGCGCGCACGCCCCTTTAATGTCGATCAGGATTTCCCCCATTAATGTCGATCAGGAAAATCGGACCCGGGTTTGTTTTCGGGAATACCCCCCGGGTTTGATTCTGCTCACACGCCAGCACGCCACGGATGGCCCCGGTTACAGATGGTTACAGGTTACAGGTTCTTTCCCACACCCCCATATGACACATCACACACACATCACACATCTACTCTTTTACATTAATAGGTATTTATCTGTAACCTCTGTAACCTCGTAACTTGACAATGATTAGAAGGGGTTGGAGGTTACACTTTTGGTTACAGTTACAGATGGGGAGTTGCGCTTGTATCCCCTAACCGTCATTCCGCTCACCTTCCGTGAGCACCGCTCCCACCCCAACCGCTTCATTAGCTCCGCAATCTTCCTTCCCGACCCCGAATTGAGCACCTGTCGTCTGTAACCTCCCAAGTACTCGTTGACCGACAAATTCGAGATGAACTGCTCCCCGTTCCAGTCCTCGATCCGCTCGCAGCCGACCGGCGCGGGCCCTGACATGGGCACCAGATTTCCAAGTTCATCCTCCCAAGGGTCAATCGCCCGCCGCTTCTCCTGTTCGTCCCCCGCCGCTCCCCACAACGCCCGATCCAGCACCAGCGTCTCCCCCAAGCTCTCCGCCGCTGCCGCCTCGCCCCAAATCTGGAGCCGATCCGCCCGTAGCCGCGCCAACTCGACCCGCGCGGTCATCTTGAAGGGCCAGAACCGCCGGTTGCCGGTGGTGGACAACAGGTAGCTGTCGGAGTTGGTGGTGCCGACTTCGATGGATTGTCTGGGCTGGTCCTTGTGGTGCCGGTCGTAGGCGGCCCGGGCCTTGTCGTTGGTCCGCGAAGCAAAGGCCTTGACGTGCTCGACCTCGGCCCGCGATAGCCCGCTTAAATCAGCGATCTCGTGTATCCAGACGTCGGCCAGTTCTTCCTGTACCGCTCTTGCATCGCGTCCCAGTATCGGCGCGTCGCTGAAGTTGCCCGGCCCCGCCAGCACCTCCCATGCCGAACTTTTATCCCAGCCTTCAGGGCTTTCGATCACCAGTATCTGGTCGAACTTCACTCCCGGCCGACGCGCTCGCCGCACCGCCGCCAGCATCACCTTGCGGAAGCAGGCCCTCGCCAGCTCCGTGTCCTCGGTGTGGAAGTAGTCGGGCCCCAGCCGGTCCAGCCGCTTCACGCCGTCCCAAAGGGCCTCTGCGTCCCGGAGCATGTCAGTCACCGGATTAAAGCTGTTCAGCAGCGCCGTCATGACAACGGCGTCCCCGGTATGCACCGACCCGAAGTCCTTGCCGTAAGCCTTATCGGTCTTGTGTCGCAGCAGCAGCACCAGATGGTCCGTCAGCCGCTCGTCGCCGACGAACACCCGATGGTGAAACTCGTCATATCGACAGACCAGCCCCAGCCCCGCCAGCGCCAGCGCCGCGTTCACCGTCGTCGTCAGGATTTCCTTGTTCCTGCCCAGCTTGAACCTCACGCCCCCTTTCGGCGGCACGGGCGGCGGCGGTTCGGGATTATCGTCGAACACCAGCGCCGCGTAGCCTTGCGGGTTAAGCCCCTCGGCCCGGGCCCTGAGACGCCCTCCCTTCGACTTGAGGCCCGAAGCCCCAAGGCTGTCCCACACCCGCCTCGTCTCGGCTGCGTCGTAACTCGCATGCTGCTCGGACCACTCGTCGAACACCGTGAACCCGTCTACGTCGTTCTCGCACAAAGCCTTGAGCCCGTGACCCACTTCGATCCAGTCGTCGCGGACATCGAGATCGTTCGGCACCAGCTTCATCAGGGCCCGTAGCCTGTCGAGCCCCATGTCACCTGCGGGTGCTGGACCGGGGCTCGAAGTGCTCCGGACCGCCGGGACCTTCAGCTCGTTCAAAGCGTCCAGCCTCACCAGCCTCGGCGCGAAGCCGCCCCGCCCCGCTTTGGTGTTCAATCCCATCGGCAAACGAAAAAGATGCACCGCGTCCTTGCCTTCCAGCTTGACCCCGATAGCCGCCTCGGCCCAGTCGAAGAAGGCCCGCCAAGCGTCAATTGGTGTCTCGGCGGAGAGGCGGTAAGCCCACTGGAAATTACACAACGAGGTTTCGACGATTGCCGTAGGAGGCCCCAGCGCCAGCTCCACGGCGGCCTCGGTGACCTTGGTCCCGACGTCGTCGACCACGAGGGCCCGCACCCCCAAGGCCCGCGCCAGCGTGCGCTCGCAATGCCCGGGATCGAAAGCCGCCACCGACCAGTAGCAGTCCCGTAAAGGATCAAGTTGATCCACCGACCGCACATGCGCAGGAGGGTTGAGATTGGCGAGGATCGCGGCGGTGCCGTAGTCGGCCCCAAAAACCGCTTGGAGGAACCGGGAGGTATCTGTATGGTTAGCCATAAGTAAAGTTCCTTTCGGTTGAAGGGGTGCTTTCCGTCTGTGGTGGATAGTGAGCAGCTTTACATTTCGGCCCTTGCGTGCTCCCCACGCGAGGGCCGTTTCTTTTTCGATGTCGGCGAACCGACAGTGTCCGCCTCTCAGGCTGATTTGGCAATTGCCTTGTGGGACACGTCAATTCCATATCTGCGCATGATCTTGTGCTCACCCGCTAAGGGTAGTCCCCCCGCCCAAGGCGGCGGTTCCAGCATCAAATTCTCCAGATGTGGTGCCAGCTTTGCCGCCATGTTCGCGGGTAGCGGATAGACTAGTTCGTCGTGCACCGTCATGCACGGCACCCGGCTTGCGCGGCGGTGAGCCCTCAGCATCGCCTCCGACATGATGTCCCGTGCGGCTGCCTGCGTCGCGTTCTCGGCCAGCTTGCCGCCCCATGTGCGTTGCTCGACCCAGCGCCCGCCGACCTCGGAGCCCCAGTAGACGATGGACCCGGTGTCGCGGTCGAGGTGAGGCTTGTGATAGTAGAGCACCCGCCCTGACGGCAGCCGCATCTGTAAAGTCCGCGACGTGCAGATGAATGCCAGCCCCGAACCGTTGACGGCGTGCACGGTCCCCGGCTGCACGATAGCCGCGCGGGCCGCCATCGCGATCCAACTCCAGAACTCCACGATTTTATGGTTTTTCAAGCGCCAGCCGACCTTGAACCGCTCGGCCTGCGAAGCCGTCAGCCGCACCCCGTAGGCCTTCCAAGCGGTTTCGCGCAGCTTGCTCGCGCCCATGCCGAAGCCCAAGGCGAGGACCAATACCTTGCCCAGTTGCCGATCCTGCGAGCCGAACTGCCCCGCCGCCCAGAGATAGACGTCGTCGCCCGCCGCGAATACCGCGAGGATATCGTGCTGGCCCGCCAGCCAAGCCAGTACCCGGGCCTCGATCTGCGAGAAGTCGAAACTCCAGAGCACCTTCCTGTCGTCGGCGGCTTTGAGACAGGACCGTAAAGACCACGACACGCAATCCAGAACGGGTGCCGGTGCGATCTTGTCGAAGTCCTTCATGTCGCCGCGCACGCAGCACGCTGCCGCCATGTTGCCGAACAGGTCTGGATCGAAGCCTTTGGGGGTGCGGGGGAGGTTCTGCACCTGCACCCCCCGCCCCGACCAGCGTCCGGTTCGTCCGGCCCCGCAGAACTGGAACTGGCCCCGAAGCGCCCGGTCGACTGGCGAACTCATCGCCGCCATGCGCTCCAGTTTGCGTGTCGAGGCCCGGGCCATCCGCAGCCTGATCTCCAGCACTTCCTGAGTTATCCGGCTGTACCCGGACAGCAGGGCTTCCTCGATGGTGGCCCGCGTCGTGTCGGGCAGGACGCAGCCATGTGCCGCCAGCCACGATAATAACCGTGCCGTCTGCGTCCCCGGCGACGTCACGGTGTTGTTGGTCAGCACCGCGCAGCGTGCCGCGTCCGCCTTCTCGGCGGCCTCCGCTACCACCTGAAAATGGGTTACACGCGGCAGGTAGATGCCCAATTCGCCCGACACGTTCATGGCGGCGTCGAGCCGCGAGAGTTCAGCCTCGTCGGGTTGCAGTTCGGGAATGACCGCTGCCAGTGCCGCCTCGGCGTCGACGTCCTTGGCGCAGTAATCCCCCAGCGTCTGGTAATCCGCGACCGTCCACGGTGTATCGCCCGGCTTCTGCGGCCGCGACATCCGAAGCATCAGCCGGTGCCCCGCCATGTCCTTCTGGTGAACAAGCCCCAGCGCGTGAGCCGCCGACGCGAGGTTGCCCGGCAATCCGTAGGCCAAGGCCCTTTGCATGGTGCAGGAAAGAGGATTGGCGACGAACAACCCCAGCCGGTCCAGCACGGCGGTTTCGAACGCGGCATTGAAAGCGTGCCCCTGCACGTCGGGGTTTTTGAGCGCCTGCACCAGATCGGGCGGCATGTATTGGGAAAGGGGATTGGGAAACACCGACCGCATCGTCGCCCGCGTGTCCAGCTTCCACGAGACTGCTGTCACCCGGAACGAAGCATCCGCCACATAACGATGGACGCCGACTTTCTTGAGGTCGAGGTCGCAGTAGGTTTCAAAGTCAAGATGAAGGTCGTGGACGGGTTTGGGCATCGGGCCCTCCGGTGGTGGGGGCGATATATGTAAACCAGATAAAAGGGGTTGACAACGTCTTTCTGCGTGATACAACTCCCCTTGCATCCTGCGGTGTGGTGACGCGCGACACCCCCGACGCCCTTCGAGGCCGGGTAGCAGTGGTCCCGGCTGGTGCGCTTATCAAGGAGAACTCAAAATGCCCAACATCAGGAAGCCCGCCGCCAACCGCATTCAGGAAATCCCCGGCGTCCTCGCCCGTGTCGTCAATGTCCCCACGCACTCTGAAGGACCCGAAGGCCGCAGCGGCGTCAACATCCATCCCGCCGACGAACTCTCCGCCGTGCGCGAGGAACTCAAGATACTCGAAACCCGTGCCGACGAACTGCGCGCACTCCTGCTCGCCGAAGGCGCGGACCTCAAGGGCGACCAGTACACCGCCGCCATCGTCCCCGGCGTCCGCGAGACTTTGGACAGGAAAGCCATCACCGAAGCATTCGGCGAGGCCGCCGTCGCGCCCTTTGTCAAGAGCACCCACTTCAAGACCGTCAAACTTGTGGAGAACTGAACGTGCCCGACGACACCGAAAAGTTGATGGAGAACATCGAAAAGCATGTGCGGGCCCAAAAGCTCGCGACCCTGAAAAGATGGGGACTGGCCACCTGCGAGTACTGTGGCGAGCCCCTTGAAACCCTGTTCGACCGGAACGGCAAAAACCCGATCCGTGTCTGTGGCAGATGCGAAACGAAGGACAGCCACCATGCCGAAGCGTAACCGGACCATCTTCTCCCCGGCACCCCCGGTGTGGAAGGTGCGGGACATCATCGAGAAGCTGGGCGGCGTAGGGCCCACCACCGAGAAGCTCATGGCCAAGGGGTTCTTCCCGCCCGGGGCCGATACGGTTCAGGGCTGGAGCACCCGCAACTCCGTGCCCGGGGCGTGGAGCCCCGCCCTCTTTGGTCTGGCGCAGGACGCGGGGCTGATCGAAACCCCGATGGACGCCCTTGTCCGCGACTTCAGGCTGGCCCCGAAAGGCGCGCGTAAATGACCGAAGAGAATTTCGACGGCTGGGTCTACGGGATCACGGGCCTCGTCATCCTCGCGCTGCTGATGGTGCTGGGATGATCTTCGCCGCCGTCGACCCGGGTGCGGTGCATGCCGCCATCGCCGTGTTCCACGATCACACCCCCGTGTTCGTGGACGATATCCGCACGGTCAACGGCATGCTGGACAGCACCGCCTTTGCCCATGCGCTGGAGGATATGAAAGTCGCCCATATGGTCGTCGAGAACGTCCACGCCATGCCGCTTCAGGGCCTCTCCAGTACGTTCAAGTTCGGGATGGGTGTCGGCATCATCCACGGCGTTGCCGGGGCCCTGCGGCTTCCCCTGACCCTCGTGACACCCCGCCAGTGGAAGGCCTACCACTCCCTGTCATCCGAGAAGGAACACGCCAGAGCCTTAGCCATCAGGAAGTGGCCGGAACTCAACCGGCACCTCGACAGGAAAAAAGACGCTGACAGGGCCGAGGCTCTCCTGATCGGTGACTGGTACTACGTTCGTTGCCTCTTACCCCGAACCTCAGAGATTTTCGCATGAAACCCGGACGCAAGCCGCTGCCCGAAGGGGCGCACGTACAGACCAAGAACCTCACGCTGGACGCCGATCTGGTCGAGCTTCTCAACTCCGCCGCCGACAAGCTGGCGCTGGAGTTCGGTTTTCGCCCGACGTTGTCACAGACCCTTCGACACCTGATCCGAAAGATAGGCCAATGAGCAGAGGCGACGGCAAGAACCCCAAGTTCCGCGTACTGTGCAAGGCATGCAACAGCTACCAGCATACGGTCGTGAAGGCCGTTGGCGCGCGTTGGATGATTGTCTGCAACAAGTGCGGCAACTCCGCCGACAGCATCGACGAGGAAGCGAAATGAGCAAGCCCCTGTTCCCCCACCAGCACAAAGGCGCGATGCGGATCGCCGAACGCATCCCGACCTATCTCGCGCTTGACATGGGGATCGGCAAGACGAGGACGTTCATCGAGGCGGTGCTGATCCGCCGCGCCAAGCGGGTGCTGGTGATCTGTCCCGCCAGCGCCCTCTTGGTCTGGAAGCGGGAGATCGCGCTCTGGGCCCCCGGGGCCACCTTCGTCATCGTCAAGAACCAAGCCGATCTGGTCAAGCCCGCGCATTTCTTCATCATCTCGCACGGCCTGATGTCGCAGACCCACGGCGTAATCGCCGAAGCCGTCGCCACGGGCCCTGCCTTCGAAATGACGGCAGTCGACGAGGCCCACGCCTTCAACGCCGCCGACACCAACAGGGTAAAAGCCTTGCGCCGTGCCGCGCCGAAGCTGGGCCAGATTGTCCCTCTCAGCGGCACCCCGATGCGCAATCACGCGGGCGATCTCTACACGCTGCTCGCGATCTGCGCGCCGCAATGCCTCGCACTGCCGGGGCGGGCCATCATGGCGCGCTACGACTTCGAGGAACGGTTCTGCAAGGTGAGCCACCGCAGTTTCGGCGGCAGGCACATGGTCCGCGTCATCGACGGCTCGAAGAACCTCGAAGCCCTCAAGATCATGATCGCGCCGTTCATGATGCGGGTCCGCAAGGAAGAGGTTTTCAAGGACCTGCCGCCGATCCTGTGGGATGCAATCCCGGTGGCGCTGGACGCCGGATATCTCTCTGGAGAGGACGCCGTCATGCTGGAGAAAATCATCACCAGCCTGTTTGCCGACAAGGGCCCGATGGCGAGCCTCGACGTTCTCGTCGCCGCGCTGGCCTCGATGGACAAGGAGCTTGGGCTGATGCGGATGCGCCGCCTGCTGGGCCTCGCCAAGCTGCGGGGCGCGACCGACTACATCGTCGACATGCTCGACAATCTTCCCCCGGACCGCAAGGTCTTGGTCTTTGCGCACCACGCCGAAGTGATTGCCACTTTGTCCCGGCATCTGGGCGAGTACAGCCCGGCGGTCCTGACAGGGCAGTCAGGTCCGCGCGAGCGCGAGGAGGCCGTCGACAGGTTCCTGAACGATAACCGGTGCCGCGTTTTCGTCGGCAACATTCAGGCGGCCGGAACCGCGATCACGCTGGTGGGGCCCAAGTGCAAGTGCAGCGATGTTGTCTTTGTCGAGAGTTCTTGGACCCCGATGGACAACGCCCAAGCCGCTTGTCGGGTACACAGGATCGGCCAGAAAGACGGCGTCGTCGCGCGGATGCTCTCTGCGGCAGGCACCGTCGACGATCTGATAAACGGGCTCCTCGTCAGGAAGGCTCGCGAATTCACCCAACTGTTCGACAGCCAAGGAGAGAAAGCGTGAGCGACCAGCCCCCGCATAAAGTCATCAAGGTCACGACCACCGACGAGAAGCACAGTTATTTCGTCGTGTTCAACCGCGACGGCCACGACCTGATCGACGTGTTCGAATACAAGTCGATCTACAATCCGGCGATGGGCGGCATGCGCCGCCGGATCAAGGAGATAGTCGACACCGCCCGCACCAAGCTCGTTCCCCCCGCAGAAGCAACCTCAGGAGAAAAGCAATGAAGATCACGTTTGAAGGCAACGGCATCCACGACATCCTCGACCAGATGGAGGCCATGCTGCGAGCTATGCTCAGGCAATCCAAGTCAACTACGAATTTAGAAAACGTAGCCGTAGCCAAGCCCGCGAAGGCTCAGGGCCCGGGCCCTGAAGAGCTGTTCGCCGAGCAACCCTCTGGGGATAAGCCGGTGGATAAACCTGTTGATAAATCTCCCAAGCCTGTGCATCCGAACATCGCCAAGATGCAGGCCGCCAAGGCCGCCAAGAAAGCCGAACGGGAAAAAGCGGCATCGCAGCCCGCCATGAAGCAGCCGCCGCCGCCGAAGTCCGCCGAGGGCATGGACCCTGCCGAAGTGGTGAAGTTACGCACCAAGACCATCGAGGACCTCCAGACCGCCTATGCCAACGGTCACCAGCAGGAGGTGTTCGAACTGCTGTCCCGCTTCGGCAACGGCGCGAAGAGCTTCAGGGAACTCCCGGCTGACGCTTTTGTCCCGATCCGCGAAGCCATCGACAACGGGGCCCTGACATGAAGCAGTTTGTTTTGCTTCTGGGGCTGATCCCTGCCGCTGCGTGGGCGCAGGACTATACACCTCGTGTGCTGACCGAAGCCGAGAAGGTCGAGGCCCTGAAACTGGCCTACAAACTCAACGGCAACAGCATGGTGGGCTACGACCGCATGATCGACCTGACCGATCCGGCAGTTCTCAAGGCGGACAGGATCGTGACGACGGTACCGGTCATTCCTGTGCCCGTGCCGAAGCCGGTCGACGCCGATCCCGACGGCGGCGTCTGGCCGAAGCTGGACAAGACGGCCGGATTGGCGGAGCACAAGAGCGACACCTGCACCCGCCACGGCATGCACAAGGTCGTTAGCGGCTCTTCGTGGCGGTGCCGGAAATGAGCCAGCACGCGGCGTGCTCGCCTTCGTCGGCCTCAATGTGGCTGGCGTGCCCTGCCAGCGTCACCATGACGAAGGACGTCGTGCGTCCTTCGTCGCGGTACGCGAGGGAAGGCACGGCGGCGCATCAGGTTGCCGAGATGACTTTGAAGGGGGATATCTTTCTTCCCGACAAGGTCACCGTCGAGGGCGACGAGTATATTGTTTCTCCCGGCATGTGCCGGGCCCTGAACCCCTATGTGACCTACGTCGAGGGCCTCCGGGCCCTGCCCCGGTCCAAGGTCTTTCTCGAACAGCGATGCGTCGTCCCCGAAACCGGCGGCATGGTCTGGGGCACGCTCGACTGCGGTGTTCACACGCTGGGGCCTAACGCGCTGTACGTCGCCGATCTCAAATTCGGCAAGGGCGTTGCCGTCGATCCCGAGGGCCCGCAGCTCAAGTTCTACGCGCTGGCGCTGGCGGGGCTGGTTCGCGAAACCAGTCACAAATCCAGCGTCACGCTGACCATCTGCCAGCCGCGTATCGAAGGTGGCCCGCTGCGCTCGCATGTCACGACGCTGGGCGAGCTACAAGACTGGCGCGCGGACGTGGTGAAGCCCGCCGTCGCGCGGATCAAAGCCGGTGACACCACCGAGAACGCGGGCGCGCATTGCCGCTGGTGCGTCCGCAAGACCGAATGCAAGGCGTTCGCCCGCAAGCATCAGGGCCACGCCTCGGCGGCTTTCGACGACGCCCCATGAAAGGAGCATCCCCGTGCCCAAGTCCCCTGATGACCCGCCCAACATCCACGCCCGCAATACCGACCCCGATACTTCGCATCTGGCGGTGCCGCTCAACGTCACGGAGCAATCTCTTTTCGTGCTGCACGCTTACAGGACGGGGCTGCATCTGCTGGATGAAGAAGCCTACGCCCGCGTCGGCTGGAAAGGCCATCAGCGTTGCACCGATCTCCGCCGCCTCAAATTCATCGAGCGTTGCGGGCGCAAGAATACCCCGTTCGGCAAGGCGGCGTATCTCTGCCGGATCACACCTGCCGGGGTAACCTACCTCGCCATACATAAAAAACCGGCAGTTGACACGGGGTTGTTCTAGACGTAATGTAACCCTGTTACTAAACTTGAAAGAGGAACCAGATTATGACTGCCATCAACACTCCATACGCCACCCTCAGCTTCGCCAACATCTTCACCCCGAGGCCTCGTGCCGAGGGCGGCGATCCCGTCTACTCCTGCTCGCTGTTGTTCGATCCGGCGCAGCAGAAGTCTCCCGCCTACAAGGCGCTTCAGGACGCCTGCATCGCCGCAGCGCGTGCCGAGTGGGGCGACAACATCCCGCTCAAGACCGTCAAGATGCCGTTCCGCGACGCGGGCGAGAAATCATATGACGGCTATCATGCCGGTCATACCTTCATCTCGCCGTGGTCCAAAAATAAACCGGGCGTGGTCGACACCAACCGGCAGGATATTCTCCTGCCCGACGAAGTCTGGAGCGGGCAGCTTGTGCGCGCGAACGTGGTGCCGTTTGCGTGGACCCACACCGGGCGCAAGGGTGTCTCGTTCGGGCTCAACCACTTGCAGGTGATCCAGTCGGAAGGCCGCCAGCGTCTTGACGGCAGGCCCGCCGCTTCCTCCGCCTTCGACGACGGTGCCGTCGAAGAGAAGGAAGGCATCTTCTGATGTCGAACCTCAAGGACAGGCCCAACCCGGGCGACCTGCTCACGCTTGCGTTCGAACTCATGAACGCGCGGGGGCTGGAGTACAACACCGAAAGCCTCGAACAGCACTTCCGCGAGGCCGCTGCGGTCGTGTCGGTCGTGGTCGGCAAGGAGATCACCCCGCGCGACGTCGCGATGGTGATGGCCTGCGTCAAGCTGGTGCGCTCGAAGGCGTCACCCGACAAGCTCGACAACTACGTCGACGCCATGAACTACATGGCGTTTGCCGCCTGCTTCACGGGTTTGCTGCCGCTGAAACTGTCGTCGCCGGTAGCGGCTCCGGTCGTCGTCAAGCAAGCCGCCGAATAGCTGGTTCGCAAAAAAGAGCCCCGCCAGAGCGATCTGGCGGGGCTTTCAGTTGCTTACCCGTTGCTTGGTATATCAGATCGGGCCGTAACCGCCATAGCCCCCGACTGCTGCCGCCGCCGCATCGGCCTGTCCGCTGAGGCCGCCCCAGCCCGGAGAGTTCGAATTCTGGCCGAGGCCGCCGAATGTGGCGGTGCCGCCCCACCCGCCGGGGCCGTTGGGCCCAGCGTCGGGGCCGAAACTCATCGTGTTGCTGCCGTAGTCGGTGAAGCCGACGCTGGTCGGCCCGGTAACGGCGTTGCCGTTGACGGACTGCCCGTTGAACCCGGTTGCGCCGTAACCGAAGCTGCCGGGGCCGTTGACGCCTTGGCCGGGCGTGCCGATGGTGCCGGTGCCGAAGCCGATGCCGGAGCCGGGAGCCCCGCCGCCGCGACCGCCGCCTCCGCCACCACCGCCGGGGCCCTGACCTCCGCCGCCACCACCGCCACCGCCAAAGCCACCTCCACCGAAACCGCCACCTCCGCTGCCGCCGAAACCGGCATCGCCGCTGTTGCCGGGCCCGCCAGCCCATTGCATCGCCGCCTCCAGCCCCACCGCATTCTTGAACCCTTCCCAGTCAGACGGGCTCAAGGTGCCGGAACGTCCGACGCCATAGGTACCGGCAGCATCTCCACCGAAGCCGCCTTGCCGCATCCAGTAGTCGGGGTTGGCGTAGGCTGCCGATCCGCCGCCGATCCACGGGTTGTTGACCGGCGTGCCGGGCTGGCCGCCAACAGTAACGCCGCCCTGCCACGGCTGGAGCGCATTCATCCAGCCGACGTCGGTGACGGAGCCCGAGGGTTGCCCGGGGTTCTGGAAATACTGCGCCCAGTCGCCATAGGGATTGCCTTGCGGCTGCTGCGCCTGCTGCGCCTGCTGTTGCTGCTGCGCGGCCATGATCTGCGCCAGCATCGCACGCTGCTGCGCGCCATAGTCCGGTTGCCCGCCGCCGCCGTAATCGTAGGCCGACAGGTCCGGGGCCCCGCCGCCGCCATCGCCCTGCGGCGGATCGGGAAGTTCTACGCCGGGGCCGTCGGTGACTGAACCTGATTGCACGCGCATGGGAATGTTCCTCTACGACTGGGGCTTGCCTCTTCCGGCGATGTCGATGTCGAAGCCGCCGGGGTTTAGCTGGCCGGGGTTCAGGGCCCCGCCCGGGGTGTTGGCGTCGAACTGCGGCGTGAAGCCCTGCGGCAGGTTGGGCTGGAAGGTCTGGCCCTGCACGTTGGTGTAGGGCGATCCGGTGTACTGGGAAGGCTGGGCCGCGTTGGGGAAGCCCATGCCGAAACGATCTTGGAAATTGGGCTGGCCGCCGCCGAAAGCGAAGTAGTTCTGCATGCCGGGGTTGTAGCCGAGATTGGCGTAGGGCCCGTTGGCCGGGGGCCCGGGCGTGGCGTAGGGACTGGACTGGGCGAGCTGCCACGCGAACCGGTCCCGGAGTGCGTCGCTGCCGATGCCGCCGCCGCCGGAGCCTCCGGGTGAATAGCCGCCGAAGGCGTTCATGGTGCCGAGGCTGCCCGAACCGGGATAGCCGTACAGATTGGTGTCGGCACCGCCGAATGGTGCAGGCATGTCGGGCGCGGGCCCGTCCGTCGCCGAACCCGACAGCCCTCCCCGGTTGCCGCCGTAGCTGCCGCCGATGTTTTGCTGCGCCGAGGGCGCGAAGCTGGAGGGATCGAAGGGGTTGTAACCGCCGCTGCCGTATTGCGTGAAAGGGTTATAGGGCGGCTGGGCGGCGGCGGGTGCGGTCAGGCCGGTGAAATACCTGCCCCAGTCCACCTGCCCCTGCGGCACGGGCGGCGGCGCGGGGTCCGGTGCCTGCGGAAAGCTCGCACCGCCGTAGATGTCGCCGAAGCCCCCGGTGTTGCGCCCGAAGGCGGCCCCGAGGTTGGAGTAATAATCGGTCTGCTGGCCGAAGTTGCCAAAGATATTATTGAGCTGGTTCTGCCCGAAGGCCCCGGCCCCGCCGGGCCCCATGCCCATCGAGCTGTTGATCTGGTCCGCGCCCCAGCTGCCGAAGTCCGCCATGTTCAATCCTCCGGTTCGTCGACCGCCTGCGGCATCGGATGCGCGGGTGGTCTGGGGTCGGCTTTGCCGTCGTAATTCAGATCGGGGATATTCTGGAACAGCAGGGCCTCGGAGGCCCGCCTTCTCACGAGGCCCGCGAGCACCTTGCCGTTGGCTTTGTTCCACTTGGGGAATTCAGCAGCAGCGCCGGTGCCGCCTTCGTCCTCGTTCCAGTGCCCGAAGTCGCCTGCATTGACCTTCTTCAGAAGGGTCGATTTCTGGAGGTTTCCTTCTCCGCAGTTGTAGGTGAAGGAGACGAGGGCGTCGAATTGCCAAGGCTGGAGCGCCACCTTAACAAGCCTTCGTACAGCCTGCTCAAATCCCCCCATATCTTCCAGAAACGCTTGATGACACTCTTCAGCCGTCCATCGAGTAGCTGCATCGAACTTTCTTCCGTGATGGTTGGTGTGGCCCCAGCCGATGGTGAGGACATTGGCCGGACACTTGTAGGCCTTGTACTTGCCTTGGTGGGGCTCAAGGCAGCCCTCGAAGTGCTGGATCAGATTGGCCCCGGCTTCGGTGAGCTTGCGATCTTCGTTCATGACCATCCCCACAGGACCTGCACCAGCAGCGCCAGCAGCGCGGTGACGACGACCGCCGCCAGCACCAGCCATTTGTCCCCGGGCTTGAACATTCTAACGCATCCTGTTGACGCGCCACGCCCTGTTGCCCGGCTGCGGCACCTTGTAGTGCGCGGCGCAGCGGGCGCAGACCGCGTCGTCGGGCCTTTCGCTTTCGATCCACTCCGGCGGCGCAAGCCCGCACACCGGGCATCTTTTCTTGACCAACCGGTAGAGGTTCTCCGGTGTCGGGTTGGTCAGGTAGGGTTCGTCCACCTCCAGAGGCGGGCGAAGTTTTCGCTTAAGCCATCGCAGCATGGAAACCGCCGTCGCGCTTGTTGCGGCGGTAGCGGTTCAGCATGAACAGGCCGAAGGCGGCGGCCAGCAGGCCGGGAATACCTGCACCGACGATGGGGCCGGGCACGGCTGCCGCCGGGATGATGTAGAAGCTGTCCGGGCCATCGGTCGCGCCGTCGAACTGCGCCCGGAAGATCAGGTTGTCGCCCGGCATCACGCCTGCGCAGGTCAGGCAGAAGCCGCTCAACAGGTAGTCGGCAAAGCCGTTGCCCTGCTGGATGTCCGGCATCAGTGTCGGGTTGGTTGGGGAGTAATCGAAGATCACCCGCGAGCCTGCCGCGAGCGACAGGTCGATCAACTGGAACGAGATCAGCCGCATCGTCGGGTTGGGGCCGCCCTCCGCGCTGTTGACATCGATGGCGACCGAGAAGCCGCCGCCGCCGAAGCCCTCAAGCTGGGAGCCGGAATAGGCCGTACCCTGCACTCCGGGTGCCACCGTGGAGCCCTGAGCACCACCGAAATTGGTCGAGAACAGCGTCAGCGCCGACGTGTTTCCGGTAGTGTCGAAATTGTTGTAGCCGAAGCCGACCGGGTTGTGCGCCTGCGTGGTGCCGCAGATGATGCAGGGGTCCGAGATCGACTGCGGCACCTGCTGGTTGTCGGGCAGGACGCCGAAGGTCAGGTTGTTGACGGCGTCGGCCTTGGCTGCGCCAGTCAGAAGGGCCAGCGTCGCGGCGGCTATCAATAGTTTTTTCATGGGTAAGGCTCCGGGGTTAAATGTGGTGAAACAACATCGCGATCCTAGGTCTTTCCGTCGCCGACCTCAACAACCCTTGCATATCCTTGGTTGCGTCGTGTCCAGCGGCGGCATCGGGTCGATCCTACTTTCCGAAGTGCTGAAAGGGGTTCGAGCCGCCACCTACCAAGACGGTAATCAGTGCAATGAGCGCCAGCAGCAGCACAACCACCCATACGCCCTTTTTGATCTGCGCGGGGATCGGAAAGATGAAACTCTCGATCACCCAGATCGCGAGATAGATCACCCCTGACAGGATAATGAGCCCGATCAGGAACCAGAGCACGCTAATCGCCATTGCAGCCATCGGGCCCTCCTACGGGTTGATGTTCAGCTTGCGTGTCATCACGTCGGTGATGCGTTCTAGCCGTTCCTTGTTTGCGTCGGTTAATTTTTCCAAAGTCGTCAGCCTCGTGTTGATCTCCGCCAGATGCGGCGAGCCCCGGATTTCCAGCGTCGACACCCGGGCCTCAAGGTTCACCATGTAGATGCCGCCGACGATGGCTTGGCCCACCAGCAATATCACCAGCGCCTGATTGTCCTTGAACCAACCGGCGACGTTGCTCATTGGGCCTCCAAGGCCTCGACCCGCGCCTTCAGTTCCTTGCAGGCGTTGATCAGGGCGAAGATCAGCGGCGTGGTGTCCAGATCGCGCAGATCATCCACCGGCTGGCCGTCGATATAGGCGCTGCGCTTGGTGACCATCTCGGGGAAGATGCCCTCGACCTCCTGTGCGATCAGTCCCGCATATTTGGTGGCGGCCTTGGCGGCCCCGCTGTGGGCGCTGTTCGGGTAGGGGACCGTCAGCGGGGCATCGCTGATGGCTTTGCCTTCGCCGTCCTTGGTATGTTCTGGCGGGCCGTCCGTCTCGTTGCCCTTGAAGGTGAAATAGACCGGACGCAGGCCTGCGATCTCGTCCAGACCGCGCGTGTAGTCGCCCTCGACGTTCTTGATGCGGCTGTCCGAACTATCGGCCCACGCACCGCCGCCGGGTTTGAAGGCCCCGTAGTTGTGGACCAGCGCGCCATCGGTGCCGCGTGTGCGGGTGTACAGGACGTTGGCGTAGTAATAGTCGAAATTGGTGCCGTCAAAAAACCGGAACACGGTATTGGCGGAGTTGTAGCAGTACCTCCCGGCGTTGGAGGTTACGATGCCGGTGAAGTTGGCGTTGGCAGCCGACACATTGCCGCCGATGGTTAGGCCCGCGCCGACAAAGTTGAAGTTGGCGGCGTCCCATTGCAGATACCTTGCACCGCTGTTGCCAAAGAACACGATGCCGGTCGTTGGGCTGCCCTGCCGCGCTGTGGTCAGGTCACCTGCGATGACGTTGCCGTAGTTGGGGGATGCCCCAATGATCAGGTTGCCGCCAACCAGATTGAAGTTGGTGCCGTCGTAGTTCAGCGACTTGGTGCCGCTGCTGCCGAATGAAAACTGACCTGTTGCTGCTGTCTGGATGCTTGCAATCGGGCCGTAGCCATAAATACCG